ATTCATTTGTAAGTTCTTCTTTCAAAAGATGGATGTATTCAAAGCCAGATTTGCCATTGAGACAACAAGCCTCAACAAGATCAACACGAATGCACTCGCCAAAACCTGCGTCCACAAAGCAACGCGAATCAGCAAACTTCAAACCATGGTATTCGTGATTCCCAATAGACGGCCAAGATTTGCACTCGTGAAGAAACGTGGGGTGAGACATGAGGTGAATCATTCATTGCCTCCGTTGGCTTTTTGCAACAGTTCTTGCATTTGCGCCAGCTCGGTGTCGTTCAAGCCCTTGAGGTCCACGCTGGACACCGCGATCGCGCCGCCGTTGGCACCGGTGTGCTCGACCTTTTGCGTCTCGGACCACTTCATCTGGGTTTTAGTCCACCAGATCATCGCCGTGGTGTCGCCGCCCGTCGCCTTCTGGAAAAGCGTGCGGCCGACTTGGCTGTTGGCCTTGGCCTTGCCCGACACCAGCTCCTCGGCAAAGTGCTTAGTCAGGGTTTCCACGCTGATGCCCTTGCGCACCAGAACGGCGATCTGCTCAAGGGGCAGACCGTAGCCCGATAGGGCTTCCACCTGCTTGCGCTCGGTCTCAGAGGGCTCAAAAGCGGGGCGTCCAGCCCCAGGCATTGCCCCGCCTGTTCCGGGCCTTGCACCCCCGTTTTTTCCGCGTTGCTTTTTTACAACCGTTTTTTCGTCAGTTTTTGTCATGAATCTCTCCTTTTTGACAGTGATTCGGTCTGTTTTTGTCATTAATCGGCCGTTTTTGCAGGTTTGGCCTTCTCAACCTTGGGTTTGTCAGCCTTGCCGATCTCGCTGCCGATCAAGCTGTTGGGGCTGCGCTCACCCATAACCTCGGTGAAGGACCGACCGTCGACCTCCAGGTGCGCGTGTTTACCGGTGAACTGTTGCCAGCGCGTCACGATCACATCGCAGTATTTTGGGTCCAACTCCATCAACCTTGCAACTCGACCGTTTTTCTCGGCTGCGATCAGGGTGGTACCAGACCCGCCAAAGCTGTCGAGCACGATATCGCCACCCTTGGTGTTGTTGAGCAGCTGGTACTCAAACAAAGCCACGGGCTTCATGGTTGGATGCTCGCCGTTGCGGGTGGGTTTGTCAAACTCAAGGATGGTGGTCTGCTTGCGATCGGCAGCCCAGAGGTGGCCCGCGCCGTCTTTCCAGCCGTAGAGGCAGGGCTCGTGCTTCCAGTGGTAATCCTGTCGGCCCATGACGAGACTGGACTTCTTCCAGATCAAGCACTGGCGCACGGTCCATCCGGCGTCTTTGGCAGCGCCCCGGAAGTTGTAGCCCTCGGAGTCAGCGTGCCAGATGTAAAAAACCGCGCCGGGTTTCATGACCGAGTCGGCTGCGGTGTAAGCGTCGCGCAAGAACTGGCGGAACTGGTCGTCGCCCATCTCGTCGTTTTTGATGGTCAGCTTCTCTTTGGTGCCGCCCTCGTAGGCCACGTTGTAGGGCGGGTCGGTCAGCCACATGTCGACGGCTTGGTTTTCGCACAGCTTGGCCAAGTCGTCCATGCTGGTGCTGTCGCCGCACAAAAGGCGGTGTTTGCCGAGAACCCAAACGTCGCCTTGGACCGTGACTGGGTTAACGGGGGCCTCGGGCGCGTCGTCGGGGTCCGTGAGGCCTTCTTCAAGCTCAAGTGGCATCAGGGCGTCGATCTCGTCTTCGGAGAAGCCTGTGAGCTCAACATCGAATCCTTCAGCCATCAATTCTTTGAACTCCAACGCCAGCATCTCGTTGTCCCAGCCAGCATTCAAAGCAAGGCGGTTGTCGGCGATCACAAGGGCCCGTGTTTGCGTTTTTGTGAGGTGTGCAAGGCGAAGGCAGGGAACCTCGGTCATGCCCAGTTTACGGGCCGCAGCAACGCGTCCGTGGCCGGCAATGATCCCGCCATCCTTATCGATCAAAACGGGGTTGGTGAAACCGAACTCTTTGATGCTTGCGGCGATTTGAGAAACCTGCTCCGGAGAGTGTGTTCGGCTGTTTCTGGCATAACCGATTAATGACTCAATATTGCAGCGCTCGATTTTTTCGGCAGGGTTTCCGGTGAGTTTTTCGGATGTGATTTCCGGTGTGGGTTTTGTCATGGGTAGCTCCGTTTTTTGATGTCGGCGGGTTGGTGGGAATTATGCAACAGTTGACCGTGGCACAGGTTGGCATCGAAAAAAACAGCATTTCAACGGGAACTTGCATTGCGTGTGTGCGTGTGCATGCATGTGTGAATATAGGCGTATTATCTTGTGCATAGTTGTGCCAAAGTGAAAAACATCAATGAAATCAAAGGTTTGCAAGGGTTTTTGAGGTTTAAGGGAAGTTGTGCCAGACTGCACCGGCACAGCTTTAAGTTGTGCCAAATGAGCAAAATCAGAATGGCTCATGGTCCGCTTCCCAATCGTGGCGAATCCGAATACCTGTGTAAAGGTTCAATCTTGTGCCAAAAGCCTCATTGGCACCGGATGATCCTGTGCCAGATCCGCGAGGTTGGCTGCGCTTGATTCCCGGAAAAGCGGCAGAAAGCTGGCGTCCAAACGACACCTTGGTGCCTGCGTGGTCACGGCCCTGAGCCTCGCACCAGCCCTTCCAAGCCTTGAAAAGCTCGTCGCGGTCGGCTTGGTAAACCTCCCCAACCATGCACATATCTTGCACAAAAGACCTGATCGGACTGGTCTGATCGACCAAATCAGCGGCCAGCTCGTCGGCTGATGTGGGGCGTTGGAAGTAGCCGCGCTGGTTCAAACGGCCAAGCCCATCGAGGGCCCAGATCACGATGCCGGGCAGCTCTTTGAGCAGGCGGGCGGTCAGGCCATGGTCCTCTTTGCCCAGGAAGCTGGTGTTGAATTTGAAGGGCAAGAAGCGGTTGGCCAGCGCGGCCGAGGCGTCCGAGAAGGCGGGCAGCTCGTTGGAGGCAAGCACGAAGCGGATGGCCATCTTGCCGGACCATGCGGTCATGTTCTTGCGGTCGATCGTGATGGTGTCCTCGCCTGAGATGCGCAGCAAGTTTTCCACGATGGGCTGCTGGTCTGCGCGGCCGGAGAGGCGGGCGTCGGAGATCATGGCCAGTCGCTTGCCGATCAGAGGCTGCAGGCCGAACTGCGTGCCGAGGGATGCAAGGCTGGGGCTCACGCGGTTGGCGTATCCGACTAAGGCTTCCAAGATGCGCAGGATGGTGCCCTTGCCGCAGCGCGGTGGGCCGATCAGCATGAACATCTTTTGTTGGCTGGTGTCGTCGGTCAGCAGGTAGCCAAACATCTCGGCCAGCGTAGTGATGGACTCGGGGTCGTCGGGCCAGAGGCTGTGCAGGAATTTGAGCCACTCGGTGGGAGGTGGGGCCTCGGGAGTGAAGTCAAAGTCCAGCGCCGAGGTGCAAAACAGGCGGTCGGTGGAGGGCAGCAGCTCCCGGCTTGGGTGGTGCAAGAATCCGTTTTTGAAGGCCACGATCTCATGGGCCGCAACGTCGCCAGGCTTGTCGTCGATCCAAACCTGCGGCTCGGGCAGGTCGGCGTAGCAAACAGCGCGCAGGGCGTGGGCCACGTCGTTGACCGTGGAGGATTTGGGGTTGAAGGCCACCGTCTCGGAAGCGCCAGTTTTGGGGTGGACCTTCAGCGTCACGCACTTGGCCATGAAGTGGTAGAGGCGCTGGTCGATGTAGACCCGATCTCGCGTGACGTAGCGCGTGGCGTCCCAGCTGTAGAACTCGCCGCGCCAGTGCAGGATGCGGCCCTTCTCGGGCAGCGTGTCGTGGAACAGGCTGGCGGTTTTCATCGGCGAGGACGAAAAAATCATCCGCTCGTCGTCCGAGTCGGGTGGGTTGGCCGGCTCATCTGGCGGCTCATCCGGTGGAATGTCGTCCCATGGCGGCTCGCCGTGGTCATCGAATGAGGGCTCAAAATCCGTTGGCTCGGGTGGAGGCGGTGCTGGCTCGTCGGGTGGCCCTGCCTTCATAAAGCAGTCTTCAACCGCGGCCAAACCATCGGCCAAATGCAGGTCATTGAAGTCGGTACCGCTGCCGCGCTCAGAGGACCAAACGGGGATGGCAACCAAGGCGCCAACCTCGCGAGCTGCTTTTCTGGCGTCCGTGATGCCGGGGTTTCCCTTGGTTTCAAAGTCGTCGTCTGCAGCCAAGATCATGCGCGCGTCGGGCAAGGCTGCGCGAATTTTGCGGGCGACCGGCAAGAGGTTGCCGCTGTTGAATGCAACCACCACGCAATGCTCGGTAGCCATCCTTATGGAGCAGGCAGTGGCCCATCCCTCGGCGATCACTACGGTCCCGTTTTTGTCAGGCTTGCCAAGGACGGTGTAGGCGCCACCAGAAGCGGAGCCTTTTAGAAACAGCTTGGTGCCATCGGGCTTGATTCGTTGCAGGCCAACCAAAGCGCCAGGTCCGTGGCGCAGCGGGATGAGCAGCTCATCGCCCAGCATGCGCGCACCCTCGGGCTCAATCAGCTTGCGTTGCGCGTAGGGGTGGACGGTGACAACGGTGGCCCGCGCCCACATTTCGGCTGCGCGCGTTGCGGCAGCGTCGCGGTCTATTTTGGCCTGCGCTTCTTCTGCGGCCAAGCGGGCGTCGCGCTCTGCGATGCGGCGTGCTTGCTCTTCTGGGTCGACCGGCTTGCGGTCTTGGGCGCTGGGTTTGTAGCCGCCCTCTTTGGCCAGTGCGATCAGCGTGCCAACGGTGGCGCGGTTGGAGCCGCCGCCGGGCTTGCAAGACTTCCAGACGTCGCGGCAGTCGCGCCCGTTGTAGTTTGTTCCCTGCTGGCTCCATGCGTCCCACGCATCGAAGGCGGGCTCGCCAAATTCTTCTTTGAGGATGAAGGCCATCTTCACCCAAGTCTCTCGATCATCAACACCGCGAACGTATGAGAGCATCCGCTCCGCTGTCTCAAGGGTAATGGGGTCCCTTGACCCTGTTGTTTTTTTATTGGTCATGCCTGGCGTTTGTTGGTGGCGAATAAAAAGTCCCCATTTATGCAGGTCCGCATAAAAGGTGGGGCAGCCCTCGCCAGGGTCAGGCCATGTGTCACCCGGTAGCTAACCGGATCGAGCCCCACCGAAAGTATAAAGGGTGTGGTGCGGAAAAACGCAACGATATTAAAATAAATGTGCGGATTTGCGCAACAGTTGTGGTAGTATTATTCCCGACGCTAAAGCCGCCGGAGCCCTGCAAGGAACTCAACGACGCGGAGGTTTTAGCGTCACCAGTTCGGATGTTGGGCGGCGCTGGCGACCGCAGCAGACTGTAAATCTGTGGCCCGAAAGGCAGCGGGGTTCGAGTCCCTGAACATCCACCAAATATAGCGGGTGGTGCTGGGCACCGGAAGGTCTCATAAGCCTTATCGCGCGCCGTTCGATTCGGCGGCCCGCAACCATCACGCATGAGGATTGCAGCGATAGGCATGGAGCGAGCTTACGCTACCAGTCGCGGATCGGAACCGGCCTACTAAGCCCTAGCCCCGATCCACGCAGTCCTCAGCCGTGATGGCGAATGCGCAGGCTGATGCGCAAACTTTGCGGGGCGCTGTGATGGCGCGATGTTTCCTACATCAACCCACCCGAAAGACAGGATGAGCCGGAGATCAGCACCGGCCGCCATCAACCCCCATTAACCGCCAACCTCGCCTCATCCACCGAGCGCACAATTGCGGCAATTGCCCCGCGCTTTTGCATGGCCGCAATAAACGCCAGCTGCTCCGGCGACGCACGGCCCTTGGCGGTTTTCACCTCTAAATAGAAAGCACGGCAATCCCACTGCCGGTGGCCAAACAAATCCGAGAACCCTTTAGGCAGCCCTGTTTTGACTGGCCTGCCGTCAGCGGTGAAGAACAAGCCCACGTTGGCCCTGGCCACGAAGTGCCCGTCGGTTGAAAGCGCCACCATAATCTGGCGCATGATGTCAGCCTCAGTCAACGCCGAGCCTCCCACAGCTGCTTGATCGCCTTTTCCAGCGCCTTGCAC